GGGCGAATGGTGCATAGTGGCCAGGCAGATCTAGTACAGCACCTAAATAACTGTGCTGCTAAGACTAACGATGCATCGTGGCGCATAATACGTAGAAAATCAGCCGGTGACGTTACAGCTGCAATATCTTTGGCTATGGTCGTAAGCCAGTTGACACGCCCACAACAAACTGCGCAAATATTTGTCTAACTTGCACCATAAGTCCTATTTATGGTATAAAGTATATATATGGGTCTATTGTCTGCTTTGGGTATAACCAATAAAAAAGAAAATCTACAAGCGCAATACGCCCCTGCCGTTATGGGCGATAGCACTATTGGTTTTGGATATAACACATTCGGTGCAGGTCCTATGGATCGCACACTTGCAACACAAGTACCAGCTGTTAATAGATGCGCTAATTTAATTAAAGGTGTTATAGGATATTTACCATTAGAGCTGTATAAAAAATCTACAGGCGAAGAATTAGCGAAGCCACTCTGGTGCGAGCAGCCAGATATTCGACAGCCACGATCCGTTACTATCTCGTGGACTGTCGATAGTCTTATATTTTATGGCGTTGCATATTGGCGCGTTACAGAAGTATATGCAGATGATTTAAGACCATCACGATTTGAATGGGTTGCTAATACTCGCGTAGTTGCACAGTTAAATCCATTAGGCACAGAAGTTTTATATTACACAATAGATAACCAAAAAGTACCGATGGTAGGTATTGGTTCATTAGTTACATTCCAAGGATTAACACAAGGTGTATTACAAACAGCAGGCCGCACAATACAAAGCGCATTAGATTTAGAAAAGGCTGCAGCTGTAGCAGCACAGACACCTATGGCAACAGGATTCTTAAAAAACACTGGTGCAGATATGCCAGAGTCACAAGTACAAGGATTATTAGCAGCTTGGAAAGCAGCACGTCAATCAAGATCTACTGCATACCTAACTAGCACATTATCTTATGAGACTGTCGGTTTTAGTCCTAAAGATATGATGTATAACGAAGCATCACAATATTTAGCAACACAAATCGCACGTGCTATGAACGTACCTGCATATTACATAAGTGCAGATATGAATAACAGCATGACTTATCAGAATATAATTGATGGCCGTAAAGAGTTTGTAGCCTATTCACTACAGCCTTATATTTGTGCTATCGAGGACAGACTAAGCATGAATGACATAACTGCTAACGGCCACACTGTGCGTTTTAATATCAGCGAAACGTTTTTACGATCAGATGATAAAGCAAGACTAGAAACAATAGAAAAGATGTTGACCTTAGGACTTATAGACCTAGAGCAAGCAAAAGAAATGGAAGATCTAACACCCAACGGAAATCAAAGTGGCGATGCTGAGTACATTAACAGCGCTAAAGGAGAAAATGCATGAGTGATATACAACAAGCCAATATACCTGCTAGCACGGTAACGCTACTAGCGTCAGCTGCTCGCACCGCAACAGTTACCGGCACAGCCGTTACTGGCCTAGCCGCTGCTAAACAGTTAGTAATGCAATTAAACGTTAGCGCAGCTAGCGGCACCTCACCTACCTTAGACGTAGTAGTGCAGGACACAGTAGATGGCACAAACTGGAATACTATTGCTACATTTACACAAGCAACAGGCGTTACACGAGAAGTAATTAGATTAACTACTGCATTTACCGATCAGTTAAGAGTAGTCGGCACAATCGGTGGCACTACTCCTTCATTTACCTTTGCAGTCTTAACATGGGCGGATTCAAATTGATTCTTACATTTAGCAGTCAAATAGAAAGCGCAGACAGTGAGCGCAGAGTTATTGCAGGCAAAATTGTGCCGTTTGAAACACCTGGTAACACCAGTGTTGGCAAAGTAGTCTTTGCTAAAGGCTCAATAGATGTAGGCGACCCTGGCAAAATTAAGATGCTTATGCAACATCGCAACGATAAGCCTATTGGCCGTATGCAAAGATTTAACGAAGAAGAAGACGGCATTTATGCATCCTTCAAAATTAGTGCCAGCATGCAAGGCTCAGACGCATTAACCCTTGCACAAGAAAATCTTATATCTGGTATGTCTGTAGGCGTGGATGTAATTAAATCATCACAGAAAAAAGATTATATTTATGTAACTAAGGCGATGCTTAAAGAAGTAAGCCTTGTCGAGTCACCAGCATTTACAGAAGCACAAGTAACTAAAGTTGCCGCTAGCGAAGGCGAAGCGGATGCAACAATCCAACCAACTACGGAAAGTGAGGCACAAGTGGACAACACCACCGAGCCAACAGCAGTACCAGTGGTAGAGGTTGCTCCAGTAGAGGCTGCACGCCCAACAATCAGTGCATCATTCTACACAGAGCCTCGCTCACCAATTAAAACACAAGCACACATGCTAGAACACAGCATCAAAGCAAAATTAGGTAATCACGAATCAGCACAGTGGGTAATGAAGGCAGAAGCCGATGTAGCAAAGTTTATGACAGCTGCAGATGATTCATTTACTACTAACCCAGCATTTTCACCAACACAATTCGTACCTACAGTAGTAGATACACTTATTGGATCACGCCCAGCTATTGACGCAATCGGTTCACGTGCGCTACCAGCTGCAGGTATGACAATCTCAGTACCAAAGATCACTACATCTGGAACAGTGGCAGAGACTGCAGAAGCAGCAGGACCATCTGAGACAGGTATCGTATCTTCATACGTAAACCTAACTGTTAAGAAGTATGCTGGACTACAACGCTACAGTTTGGAAATTCTGGAAAGATCTTCGCCTGAGTTCTTCCAGGCCATGTTGGAAAATATGACCCGAGCCTATAATAAGGCAACCGATGCAGCAGTTATTGCAGCATTAACAGCAGGCGGCACACAAGCTACAGGAGTAGCAGCAGATTCAGCAGGAATTATTTCCTACGTATCTACACAAGCACCAGCTGCATACCTTGCAACAGGTGAGTTAGCAACACGTTACATCGCTGGTACATCACAGTGGTCACTACTATTAGGCGCAACAGATACAACTGGCCGCCCAATTTACAATGCTGCTAACCCAATGAACAATGCAGGAGCTTCACAACCAACATCACTACGTGGTAACGTACTTGGTTTAGATCTATACGTAGATCCAAACGCAGTATCTACTACTATTGATGAGTCTGCATTTATTGTTGTACCTTCATCAGTATCAATTTACGAATCACCAATTTTACGTCTGTCAACAAACATTCCAACAACAGGCGAGATTGAGACATCACTATATGGCTACATGGCCGTTGGTGTATTGGTCGCTGGTGGAGTTCGTCGCTTCAATCTAAGCTAATAACTTAGTAATTTAATAATCCCTAGGGTTTAGTAGCCCTAGCCCTAGGGAGCTTTTAAGAGAGGACACTATGCCCGCTGCGATGGTAACAATGGCAGAGTTACGCAGTAATTTAGGTATTGGCACTTTATACAGTGACGCTACAGTGGAAGAGTGCTGCCAATCGGCAGAAGATTTAATACAAGGTTATTTATGGCATAACGATGCACCAGTAGTCGGCTCATCTATTAGCAATAATGTAGCAACTTTAGTATTAGCAAACCCAGGCATCTTTGTAACTGGTCAATCAATAACAGTAAGTAATTGTGGTGCAACCTATAACGGCACATACACATTAACAGGATCATTTCCAGGTACTACAGTGCCCGCTTCAATCGGCACAATGTTTTGGAGTACATACGCACTTAGTTCATACCCTAACGGCTACAGTTTTATTCAATACGCAAAGACAGCTGCAGACGATAACTTCCATTTTGTTAAACCATACGGCCGAGCCCTTGGCCCAGAGCATAAAGCACAGGCTTACACTGCGACCCCTGCTATAAGAGAAGCTGCGATGATAGTTGCTGTCGATATATGGCAGAGCCGTCAGGTTTCAGCCACAGGTGGGGTAGGTATGGATGGGATCACTGCAAGCCCATATCGGATGGGTTATCAGCTGATTAACAGAGTGCGTGGTCTCATCCAGCCGTATTCTAGTCCTAACTCACTGGTCGGCTAATGCCAGCTGCAATTACCACATTACGCAGCACACTTGCAACAGACTTAGCCAATGCAGGCGTGTGGTCAACCTTTTCATTCCCACCGGCAACACTACTGGCTAACAGCGTAGTAGTTACACCTGGTGATCCTTATTTAACACCTAGCAATAACGACTACATAACTATTGCACCATTAGCAAACTTTAAGATTCTTATGACTACGCCAGCATTTGACAATCAGGGCAACTTAGCAGGTATGGAAAATTTTATACTTGCAGTAGTAACTAAACTAAACGCATCATCTTTGGTGCTAAACATATCTAGTATTTCAGCACCTGCTATAGTCAACGCCGCTAGTGGTGATTTGCTGGTATCTGAAATTACCGTATCAATCCTAACGAGCTGGAGCTAAAATGAGTCTAACACCAGAAGATTTAGCCTTTTTAAAGAAGATAGGCCAGATCAAAGAAGCACCAACACCTGCACAAACTAAAGAGAAGGATAAGGAGTAATAATGGCAATTTTTTTAAACAACACAGCTGTAGTAACTTTTAACAGCGTTGATCTATCAGCGTATGTAACAGCCGTAACTATCAACCAAGCATTTGATGAACTAGAAGTAACTGCTATGGGCGATACTGCACACAAATTCGCTAAAGGACTAGAGGCAAGCACTATTACTCTAGATTTCTTAAACGACAACGCAGCAACTACAGTAATTCCAACACTACGTGCTGCTTACGGTACTACTGTGCCTTTGACAATCAAGCAAGCAAGTGGTGCAACAACTGCCGCTAATCCACTTTACAGCACTACCGTTTTAGTGAATAATCTACAAAACATTAACGGTGCTGTTGGCGATATATCAAACCAAAGCATTACATTTACCTGCAACAGCGTAATAACTGTAACGGTAGCATAAGGAGCAATAATGGCAAAGCTAAAGATAACAAGGGCTAATGGTGAAGTATCTGAGCATAAGATAACACCAGGTGTCGAGTACGCTTTCGAGTTAAAGTACGGCGCAGGAATTAGTAAAGTCCTACGTGACCACGAACGGCAGACTGAGATTTACTTCTTAGCGCATGAGTGTTTACGTAGGGCTAACGTAACTGTACCTGTGTTTGGTATTGAGTTTATTGACAGCTTAGAAACTGTCGAGGTATTAGACGAAGAAAAAAAATAGTACAGCGTGATTCTACGCTCTATGCGATAGCAAGTCTGTCTGTAGAGCTAGGGATCGCGCCTAGTGAGTTTATCAATATGGACTCAGAGATGCTACGAGCAATCGTGCAGGTCTTACAAGATAGAGCTAAGGAGATAAAAAATGCCCGTAGTCGTAACAGGCGTTAAGCAACTCCAAAAGGCTATGAAAGATGTAGACAAAGACCTGAACAAAGAGATGTCAAAAAATATAAAGCAGGCTATGTTAATTGTGCGTGATCGTGCACGTGGTTATTTACCGGCACAAAATGAAGTGCTGAGTGGCTGGGGTAAAGGCACTGGGTCTATGGAGACTGTTAAAGATCCTAATAGATTATTTCCACCTTATGACTATGCATACGCTAAAAGCAAAGTCGCTTATTCTGCAGGTCAAAATAAAAGCAACGACAAAGGATTTAAGGCTGCATTCTATGTGTTTAACAATTCTAGATCAGGTGCAATATTTGAAACTGCAGGCCGTATAGGTAGGCCTAGAGGTAATAGATCACTAAACCCTAACGCACCTGTGCAATTTAATGCAGCTGCTGAGATGCTATCTAGCATGAAGGGTCAAGGCAAGCAGCGTGGTCGTGTCATCTATCGTGCTTGGGATGAGACTAAAGATGTAATTATACCTAGAGTAGTTAATGCTATTGACACAGTAGCAAAAAAATTTATTAAAGACACAGAGCAAAGAAGGGCAGCATAGTGCCTAATTTAATTGTTAGTGCAGTTAGCACCTTTGATAACAAAGGACTAAAAAAAGGTAAAAAAGAAATATCGGCCTTTGATAAGAATGTGCAAAGTCTAGGTAAGACCTTTGCTAAGGTATTTGGATCTATTGCGCTAGTTAACTTTGGCAAGAATGCAGTCAACGCATTTATAGATTCCGAGAAGGCAGCCGCTAAACTACGCACGACAGTTAACAACCTAGGCTTAGAGTTTGAGCAGCCAGGTATAGAGACCTATCTAAAGAATCTATCTCTACAATTTGGCATAGTAGATGAGAGTTTGATACCGGGCTTTCAGCGTCTGTTGATAGTAACTAAGGATGTTGCTCAGGCACAGAGTTTATTTGAGACTGCACTAAACGTATCAGCAGGCACTGGCAAGGATTTAACAGCTGTATCTACAAGCCTATCTAAAGCCTACCTAGGCGATAACGCAGCACTTGGTAGATTAGGCGTAGGACTAAGCAAAGCACAATTAAAGTCAGCATCATTCTTAGAAGTGCAACGCACACTTAACACTAACTTTGCAGGTCAGGCATCCGCAGCTGTAGAAGGCTATGCAGGCAGTATGGCTAAATTAACTGTAGCCGTAGATGAATCTAAAGAAGCTATAGGCAAAGGCTTACTAGATGCCATAGCAGCATTATCCGGCAGTAATGATATAGATACATTTACAGTAAAGATGGTCAAAGCAGCTGAGAAGATAGGCAACGCATTTAGGACTGTAGGCGATGTAATTGGATTACTAAATCCTAACGCTAGCGTTAAAGTAGGCGGCAAGTTTTTACGTAAGTCTGATATGAACGCACCTAGATTATCACCAGCTAAATCGAGGGCCGATCTACTTACAAGCATAGCCGTAACTAAGGCACGTAAAGAAGAAGTTAATATAATTACAAAGAAGAACGCTATTGAAAATAAGAACGTAGAAGAACTTAAAAAGAAGTTTGACTTAGAGCGCATAGGCATAAACGCAGCCTTAAACAATGCAACCGATGAAGAGACTAAGTTACGTCTAAAATCACAGCTAGCAATCCTAGACAATAACGAGGCTTTGGCTAAGAAGTTATTAGCAGAATTAGAAGCTGCAGAAGCGTTAAGAAAACTTGCAGAGCAGGCAAAACTGGCAGGTATGACTCTAGAAGAATTTGGCATATTTAAGGTAAAGACCTTATCTAACAAAATAGATACTTATATTGAAGACTTAGCCATAACCACTATAAGAGAATTGAACGCACGTATAGCAGCCATGCTTGCTAAGTTTAATTTTGAACTACCAGATAAGCGCGGTGGTGGCGGCGGCGATTATTCACCCGAAGTAGTTAAAGCGGCCATACTTGATACTAGAGAATTAAACACACGTATCAATGACTTTTTAGCTGGTAATGTCATGGGTGGAGTACAACGCTCATCATCACAAAGCCCAATGGATATTAAAATAACTGTAGATGCAGGTGGCGACAGGCTAAGTCAGGCTATAGCAGAAAGCATACAGGTGGCAACTAGATCAGGTTACTCAACAGTACCTGCTGGATTTATAGCATGACCGTACCTGTAGTAACTGCTTTAATTAACTTTAGCACTGGGCCAGGTTTTGCCCAGACAATGATTTTAGATACAGGTATATTAGACACTAATATTTTAGGTGATGCCACAGCTGTAATTGTAGATGTGTCTAATCAAATTAACCGCATAGAGACTAACCGAGGCCGTACTGCATTATCAGATCAATTTCAAACAGGCGCACTTACCTTGCGTATAGTAGATCAGTCGGGCGACTTTAATCCTCAAAACGTAACAGGGCCCTACTATAATCTATTAACACCTATGAAGAAAGTGCAGATTAGTGCTACATATAATGGCGTTAGTTATCCTATATTTCAAGGCTTTATTACAAGCTACGTTACTACATACCCAGATGAGTCTGGCGAAGATGTAGCTATCACGACCATACAAGCTGTAGATGCATTTAGATTAGCGCAGGTAGCACAGATCAGCACAGTCACAGATGCTACTGCTGGACAATTATCAGGCACACGTGTTAATAAGATATTAGATGAAATTGACTGGCCTGCCACTATGCGCGATGTAGATGCAGGGCTCACTACAATGCAGGCAGATCCCGGCACTAACCGCACAGCACTGCAAGCCTTAACTACTGTAGCCACGTCTGAGTATGGCGCACTGTATGTAGATGCTAGTGGCTCATTCGTATTCCAAGATAGAGACGTAACTGCTGGATCTATTGGCGGCACACCCACAGTCTTTGCAGACAACGGCACAGGTATAGATTACTTTGATGCCAGTTGGATTCTTAACGATGTGCTTATATTTAACAAAGCCACAATTACTAGGACAGGCGGCACTGCACAGGTAGCCCTAAATCAAGACAGCATAGATAAATACTTCTTACACAGTTACTTTTTAGACAACCTACTTATGCAGACCGATGCAGTAGCCCTAGACTACGCACAGGCTTATGTGGCAAGTAGAGCTGAGACAACTATCCGAGTGGATTCCATAGTGCTTGACCTATACACAAACAATTACAACACAGGCATAATTGCAGCCTTAGACCTAGATTTCTTTGATCCGATCAAGGTAATTACTACACAGCCAGGCGGATCTACCCTAGAAAAAACATTACAGATTTTTGGTGTGAGAATGAATATCACACCGAATAGTTGGAAAACCACGTTCACGACATTAGAGCCGATCATAGACGCATTTATCCTAAATGATACGATTTATGGCACTTTAGACTATAATGTCCTAAGTTACTAAGGGGTATCATGGCAAAACAGACGTTTACGACTGGGCAGGTATTAACAGCTGCACAGATGACTTCACTGCAACAAACTGCGATGCTAGGCGGTGCTGCGTCTGCTAAGACTGCAAGTTACACATTAGTTGCTGCCGATGCTGGCACAGCTATAACTATGTCTAACGCAAGTGCTACTACTATTACAGTAAATACTGCTTTGTTTGCAGCAGGCGACACAGTACAGATAACAAATTTAGGTGCAGGAGTTTGCACAATTACAGCTGGTACAGCCACAGTTAATACATCCGCATCATTAGCATTAGCACAGTATGAGAGTGGCACATTAGATTTTACAAGCACATCCGCTGCTATATTTATTAAAGGTGCTGGTGGTGCAAGCGGCGGTCTGACTTTATTAGCAACTCACACATTAAGCGGTGCAACTTCAACAATTTCATCAATTGATCAAACTTACAAACAACTTTATGGCGTTATTTATGGTGTAACAAATGCAACTGCCGATGGTTCATTTTCTTTAAGATGTAATGGAAGCACAACCGAACATGTTTCTGCGCGAAGTAATGGAACTGCAATTCAAACAATAACTGCAAATGTATTCTTCTTAATGACTAGTGCTGTTGCAGCTGTATCAAGAACTAATGCAAATAATGTGTGGGTTTTTACAATTGATAATTATGCAAGTGCCGCTAATTACAAAGCCGTTTCTAGTCATGGAACATATAATGGTGGTGCGCAACCTGCTTTTGCATTTGGTGGTTATTTTGCAAATACCGCAGTCACATCGTTAACTTTTGCAAATGATGGTGGAAATTTATCAACAGGCACAGTCCTACTTTACGGAGTTAAATAATGAGCAGACCAACAATAAGAATACATAATTCTCAAACAAATGAAGTTATTGATCGTGAAATGACTGCCGCTGAGTATGCTAAATATGAAGCAGAAAAAGCAGTAGAAACAGCAACACAAGCCGAAGCCGAAACAAAGGCAACTGCTAAAGCAGCACTGTTAAGCAAACTTGGCATCACAGCTGAGGAAGCACGATTACTTCTATCTGAATGAAGCCTTGGCTTAGTGCAGCTGGTAAACAGTTAAGAGATCAGATTGATACCTGGTACCCAGATCGTCGCTCTACCTCTGATGGGTGGCTGGGTGATGCTCGTCATTCCGCCACAAAATCGGATCATAATCCAGATGCAGATGGGTGTGTACGAGCCATTGATGTTGATTCTCGCTTGGATTCATCCGAAGGGATCTCAATATATTTGGCTGACCAGATCAGAAAATGTGGTAAAACCGATAAGCGCATATCTTACGTAATCCATAATGGCATGATCGCTAGCAAGATACTTAATTTTAAGTGGCGTAAGTATAAGGGCTTTAACAAACACACAAAGCACATGCATATCAGTTTTACAAAGTTAGGCGATAAAGATAGCAAGCCGTTTGATATACCACTACTAGGGGGTAACATATGAAAATAAGCAATAAACAAAAAGCAATACTTAAATCATACTTTAGGGGTGTGCTTGTATCATTCTTAACATTCTTAGCCAGTAATGAGCTAGGACTAGATCCAGTTATATCAGTAGTAGTGGCCGCACTTGCAGGCCCAGCAGCTAGGGCTTTAGATAAATCCGATGATGCTTATGGCCTCGGTGCAGATGAAGCATGACACCGGGCGAATGGGTCGCTTTAGCCGTTGGCGTATGCGCCGTATGCACAAGTTTATTAGTGGCTCTGCGTTGGGTTATTAAATCCTATTTACAAGAGCTTAAGCCCAATTCTGGGTCAAGTATGAAGGACCAGTTGACACGATTAGAACAGCGTGTCGATGATCTTTATTCTTTAATAGTTAAGCGACAATAATCCTATGGCTGATACAAGGCGTAAGCGTAAGAAGATAAATAAGCGCATTGTGCGTAAATCACCTGAGCCATTATCTAAACTAGATCAGCATTATATTGCTATGAATGAGATTTACAAGGCTGCACGTAAGGCCGGCTTTAGTGAGAGCTGTAGTTTGTACTTTGTATCAGATAGAGCGACTATGCCAGACTGGGTTATTGGTGATGGCGGCATCATACCTAGTATCGATCCTACGGAAGAAGATGACGATTAGGTGGCTCGTAGTATCAGATTTACAAATCCCATATCATCATGAGCAGGCAGTTAAGAACGTCATTAAACTTGCAAGACGTGAAAAGTTTGACGAGGTTTTATGTGTTGGCGATGAGATCGACTTTCAAACAATTAGCAAGTGGGCCGATGGCACACCTCTCGCTTACAGTCAAACTCTTAACGAAGATCGTGCAGCTTGTCAGAACATTCTTTGGGATCTTACCGAATATAGCAAAACCGCTAGCGTTATACGCAGTAATCATACTGATCGCCTTTATAGCACTCTCTTAAAAGCACCAGGTCTTATCGGTTTACCAGAGCTGCAATACCCTAAGTTTATGGACTTTGCATCTATGGGCATTGACTATTACAAGACAGCTTATGAGTTTCACCCTGGCTGGGTATTAGCACATGGCGATGAGGGCAGCATGAGCCAGCACGCAGGTATTACAGCCCTTAACCTTGCTAAAAAATGGGGCAAATCGGTCATAGCAGGTCATAGTCATAGACTGGGCATGAGTGCCTATACAGAAGCCATAGGAAGCCATTACAGACCCTTGTATGGGGTTGAGGTAGGTAATCTAATGGATAGAAAAAAAGCCTCTTATATCCGCTATGGAAGCGCGAATTGGCAGATGGGTATTGCTATACTAGAAGCCGTAGGAAAGACGCTAACACCCACGTTAGTGCCCATAAATAAGGATGGCTCATTTACAGCTCTAGGGCGGTATTACGGGTAACATCGTTACCTAATCGTTATACAAACTACGCCCTAAATAATCCACAAAGTCATACACAAGTGCGACACTACAGCTGTGCCACAAATTGTGGTATGGAAAGTAGGGCTACATGATTGCAACAACAGCACCATGGATAGTGCTTTATAGCGTCCTGGGTTATTTTATTGCGTGGGGCGTTTACGAAACAATTAAAGATAATGCATTTCAGGCAGGTTACTGGAAAGGTCGTAAAGACGGCTACGACATGCACCGCAGGATCACAGATAGCAAAATCGATGCCAACAACAACTGAACAGTTATTTGATAATGTCATCAAAACTATTCATGAGAGAGGTGTCCGTTATGGGCATCCAATTACAAACCACAAGAGGATTGCCGAATTGTGGAGTGCATATTTGGGTTATCCAATTCAACCAAACGAAGCTGCAATTTGTATGGCGTTGGTCAAGATCAGCCGGCAAGCTGAAGATCCTGCGTACCTTGACAATTACGAAGATGCAATCGCCTACCTATCAATCGGTAAAAGCATTACAGACGCTATGCAAGATGACACCGATGATTGGAAAGACTAATGGCATTTAACCTGGCAGATTATGAAACAGTCGAGAGCCGACTAGAAAAATGGTGGAAGGATTACCCAGATGGAAGAGTGGCAACAAAACTTGAACAGGCCTCAGACACTAGATACATTGTTAGTGCTGAATTATATAAAACGGAAGCCGATGCGAAACCATGTGCGACTGGACTTGCTAGTGAGAGCATTTCTGATCGCGGTGTTAATTCAACTTCTGCATTGGAAAACTGTGAGACTTCAGCGATCGGCCGTGCGCTTGCAAACGCGGGTTACGCGGCTAAGGGCAAACGTGCTAGCAGAGAAGAAATGACTAAAGTGGTGCAGTTACAAGCTGTGCCACAAACATTCTCAGTAGATCGCACAGACCCGTTGCCTATAAGTAACGAAGACTGGGTTAAAGCTGCAACAGTCACACCACCTAAAGCACCACCAGAGTGCTGTGCTAAAGGCATGAGCTTGAAAACTGGTCTGACTAAAACTACACAGAAACCATATTACGGTTATGTCTGTTTAGATAACATCAAAGAGCATGCAGTATGGGCAAAGCAAGATTCAACGGGCGCATGGTTCTTTCCTAAAAGAGAGGGGGAATGATGGGATATATAGAAGTATTAAACGGTTCAGGCTTTACATTACGCATGGAAAACGATAAAGAAAGCCTAAACCTAAGTACCGATAGATGTGTATCGTGTAATGATGACAGGTTATTACATGATGGACAGTATTTGGTATGTACTCAGTGTCATTGCAGACAATAAGGAAGGGGATTTTAGCACATGTACACAAAGTTTAAGTGTAATGGCTGTGATCGTAAGACCGAGTTCTTATGGCTTGAGCAGTTAGATACGCCTGAAGGATTTAAGGCTTATCAGTGTATGGATTGTGGCTGTGTTGGTGTTAAGAATATAGCTGAGGCTTTACATATACCGGACAGTAACTTAGATAGGTGCAAGCAGTGTGGTGGCTGGCAATTCTTAGGCAGTGGTTGCCACACTTGTGCATTGATAGGGGCTAAATGACAGATATTGTTTATGGCAAAGACGAGTGTTACACACCGAAATGGTTGTTTGACACACTTGGCTTACAGTTTGATTTAGATGTGGCTAGCAGTAATCATCCTTTAGTAGATGTGCCAACTAAACATAAATACACCATTGATGATGATGGTTTATCTCAGCCTTGGTTTGGTCGTATATGGATGAATCCACCATTTAGCAAAGTAACGCCCTGGATAGATAAATGGCTCGAACATGGTAATGGTTTATGTCTAGTGCCACTAAGTAGTAATGGCCGGTGGGTTAATAAACTGTGGGATAGCGATGCTGGTTGTTGTTACTTGCCGCCGAACATGGCGTTCCAAGGTGCGAGTGGCCACATTGTTAAAATGCGATGGCGCACAGCTGTGTGGGCATTAGGTAATGACAACATTGTAGCTCTACGCAAGTTAGGTCGGGTTAAAATATAATGGATGCTGGTTATGCAGAGACTTGGTTAGAGACCGATGATTTACGCATTATGACTTGCCGTCTGACCTGCGGTTATGTTAATTGATTTGCAAGGGTGTGATACCCTAAACAAGCATGTGATCTTAAATCACAAAGCTGGGCCGCCAAGGGCAAGGCCCGGAAGGTGCAGAGTTTGGGCCACCTTATTGTTAATTGCATTTAGCAGTTGCTTTTTAAAAGATTATTCCGTTGCCAAAGAGAATTACAAACCAACACATTACAAGCAATACATACTCATAGAATTACAAGATTTTACAGAAGCGTATTGCCTAATAGATCTATACACAGCTGAGAGCAGGCTAAACCCTAAGGCACGTAATGGATCACACTATGGCATACCACAAGGTAGGTCTAAGTATCTAGCAAAGGTAGATGGTACTAAACAGATAGACTGGGGTATTAAATACATTAACAATAGATATGGATCTATGTGTAAAGCATTAGAGCATTACAAGATAAAGGGATGGCATTGAGTCGTAAGGCAATAAGCACAGGTAAGTGGAAGAAGCTACGCATTACCATACTTGACAGAGATGGCAGACAATGTGCGCTGTGCAATAAGCCTGGCGATACCGTAGACCACATCATACCTAGAGTTAAAGGTGGCGACATGTGGGCTAGCGATAACTTACAAGTTCTATGCAAGTCATGTAACAGCTCTAAAGGTGGCCGTTTTTTTAGCCACAAGGCGACCCCCCCTGTCTTTCCCGATACTCATCTCCCCGGGACAGTCCGAACAGTGCCAGACTCACCATTTATTAAACCTGATACGCTTAACTTTGATGCAGAATGATACGGAAGTAAAACAGACGCTACGAGGGGTCGGGCTAATTGGCAGCACTGAGCCTAGAATCCACACGCCTTTATTAAAAGGTTTATCTAAATCACAAGAAGTTGCAGATTTAGCTGTAAAGATTGGTTTACCGCTTATACCCTGGCAACGCTGGGTGCTAGATGATCTACTAGCTGTAGATGATGCAGATAACTGGCGCAAGAAAACAGCTTTAATACTTGTAGCACGTCAAAATGGCAAGACGCACCTGGCACGTATGCTAATACTGTCGCATCTCTTCTTATGGGGATCTAAGAACGTGCTGGGTATGTCTTCCAATAGAAATATGGCACTAGATACATTTAGGCAGGTTGCATACACAATAGAAGATAACGAGTTTTTAAAAAAGCAAGTAAGACAGATCCGCCTTGCTAATGGTCAAGAATCTATTAGCTTACTTAATGGCGCACGTTATGAGATAGCAGCGGCAACACGAGATGCACCACGTGGAAAGACTGCAGACTTTCTATACATAGATGAGTTACGTGAGTGGACACCAGAAGCCTACACAGCTGCATTACCAGTAACACGTGCTAGGCCTAACGCCATGACACTTATGACAAGTAACGCAGGTGACGGGTTTAGTACTGTGCTTAATGATTTAAGAGAGCGTTGCTTATCTTACCCACCAGACAATTTAGGATTTTATGAATACAGCGCACCACAGCATTCTAAAATACATGATCGCAAAGCCTGGTCTATGGCTAATCCAGCATTAGGACATTTAATAACAGAACAAACACTTGAAGAGAGTGTTAGCACTAACAGCATAGAAGCTACTAAAACAGAGATGCTTTGTATGTGGGTAGATAGCGCAGTAAGCCCCTGGGTCTATGGAAGTATAGAAGCATGCAGTGACAGCACTTTAGAGATCCCTGTCGGGCCAATGACTATAATGGCCTTTGATATTGCACCTACAAGAAGATCAGGTGCTTTAATTATGGGCCAGATGAAAGACGGCAAAATAGCAGTCGGACTTGCACAGCTGTGGCATAGTGATATTGCAATAGATGAGATCAAAATGTCTAGCGATATAAATGAATGGGCTAAAAAGTATCACCCACACATTATTTGCTTTGACCACTACGCTACGCAGTCAATAGCCACACGATTAGAGCAAAGCGGATGGCGTATGCAAGATGTATCGGGTCAAGCCTTCTACCAAGCATGCTCAGATCTATCCGATGCTTTGGCTAATGGGCGAATGGTGCATAGTGGCCAGGCAGATCTAGTACAGCACCTAAATAACTGTGCTGCTAAGACTAACGATGCATCGTGGCGCATAATACGTAGAAAATCGGCCGGTGACGTCACAGCTGCAATATCTCTGGCTATGGTCGTAAGCCAGTTGACACGCCCACAACAAACCGCGCAAATTTTTGTCTAACTTGCACCATAAGTCCTATTTATGGTATAAAGTATACATATGGGTCTATTGTCTGCTTTAGGTATAAATAATAAAAAAG